GTCATCGGACGGTGCAGAAACAAATCCCCTTGCCGGGAAAATATATATGCACAACACTCCTCTGGAGCAAACCTTTGACTTCGACTACGTGAAGTTCTATGATGATAACACCTTCCAGGGAGTAAAGACCTCTTCAATCCAAAAGGACCAGGCAACCGGGAAAACCTCTGCTCAGTTTGTCAGTTCCTATGGAACCTATGAGATTTCCGGCAATGCCTTGACCTTCAATCTGTCTGACAGTAGTTTCTCCGGCGTTATCCTCGACGGCGGCGCCTCTGTCAAATTCGGTACCGACGAATTTATTGATTACACTCCCAAGATTGAAGGTTCCGACCCGATCCTTTCAGAGTTCAGATAATCTCTCATGCCGCCTTGCTTATGAGGCGGCGTTTTCTTTGTCCTCGTACTCAGCCCCGCAATACGGACACTTCGTTGCTCCGTAGCAGTTGAACATCTTCCCACACTTCTTGCAGGCGTCCAATTCGCCCTCTTTCCACCACTCGTCCAGGAGAGTTTCCGGATGCTGCCAGTCCACCGCCTCATACAATTCTTCTGCAAGGTCTGTCTGTTCGTTGCACATCCGGAGAAAATCTTCCCTGGAATACTTCGTGTCCGACAGCTCCGGGATGTAGCACACTCGATCCGGATGCTCTGTGTCGTAAAATGCCTCATCGCTCTTGAAGATGCTACCCTGCCCGTAGAACGCTCTTTCAATTTTTTCTCCGTTGCCGTTTTCATCCGGCGGAGTGTAGCTTCCCACCTGCACCATCACCGCTCCTCCTCTTCCTGTCCTAAGCAGTTTCCGCTATCCGAATCTGCGTAGAACGCTTCAAAGCTGATGTCTGCCTCTACCATTCTTGCCTCCAGGAAGTTTCCGTAGCACCAGCCCTCTCCTTCCTCCCAAAAATCATCCCAGGCTTTCTGCAGAACCTCTTTCGCCCTCTCCTCGTCATCCTTGCTTACCAGGAAAATGCAATCCATCCACTCATTCATGCTGGACTGGACTCTGATAACGCTATTCTTTAATACCTCAACCATCCTCTTAACCTCCAATGTAATAACAGGTGAAATTCCAGCAGTCCCCGAACTCATAGTAGATTCCGTACCGCTCGAAAATCTTGTCAAACTCTTTTCTTACCGCCATCCTTGCCCCGTAGTAGAGCATTTCGCATACCGGACCCTCAAAACTCATACTGAGGATGTGTCTCGGTGCCACGTACTCAAAGTACGTTCTCGGATCAACTCCCTCCTCCACTACCAGGTGATTCCTGTCGTTGTAGTAGTAATTCTTATCCGTCCGGTCGTAGGTTCCAAACCGCTTGCCGTTGAAATAAATATCAACGTCCTGCCACAGCCCATGCTCCAGCAGGAACTCTCTGATTTCGATTGCCAGCTGCTCGATCTGTTCCGGCGTCAGCCTCACCTCTTCGCTCATAACCCTGCCTCCAGTCCCGCATAATCTGCGATCTTCTGCTTCGCAAATGACTCAATCGCACCCAGATAATCGAAACATTTACTCTCGTCCCAGCTTTTTTCAAACTCCTCCGACCACTTAACGAACATCTGCTTCCATGTCATGCTGTCAATCTCCGTCACCTTTGGAAACTCGCTCGCCATATCTGCGTATGCCAGGGAGATTTCCACCAGGTTCTCAGCCTCCTTGCTTAACTTTGTAGGTTCCGGAACTTCCAGCTCTTCCGTGAAGTTGTACCGGATGTTTACCGGCGCTCCCTCTTCGATCTTTGACAACTCCCAGCCGCTCCCAGAGAAAGACATATTCAGATACCCGTCCTCCCCGATTGAAATGTAAACTGCTCTGTCAATCCCGCTTTTCTTGACTATCTCGCTGATCTTCTGGATAAACGGAAACACTTCAAGGCTTAACGCCTTGAATGCTTCCTTTGTCTCTTCGCTTGTGAAAATGTTTCTATCTTCCATTCCTACGCCTCCTTATCCTCTTTCTTTGCTCTCGGCTTTCTTGTGGACTGCTTCTTTTCTCCGGATGCAGGCTTGCGGCCTCTCTTCGGCTTTTCCTACGCTTCCGGCTCTGCTTTCTCCTCTTCCTTTGCCTCGTCCGGCTTCTCTGCCTCCGGAACATCTACCGGCTGCGGATCAGCTTCGATCTTCTGCTCCGGCAATCTCTCCTGCAGCTTGTAACGCTTCCGGATGGACTCGATCATCAAAGCCACTTCTCCGTCTACCAGCTGCTTCTCTTCCTCGCTGAGACCTTCTGCCAGATCCTCTCTTTCCTGCCAGTACCCTGCGTTGCTCAAAAACGCATCAATCACTCTCTTTGCTCTGTCATGCTTTACGTCCCACTTCATAATTTTTTCCTCCTTTGGATTCTCTCTAACAGAAGGGGATAACTCCCGCTTCATACAATCTGTTCTGAATTTCATAGCCCATAGCCTCGTACTGCTGTACCGTCATTCCGTAGGTGGCTGCCATCTTCTCTGTCAGCTTGTTCCATGCCGGTTGAAATGCTCTGCTGATTTCCTCTGAACCGAAACCGCATCCCATCTCGTACTCTGCCTGTTCCTGTGCGTATAACGCATCCATTTCTTTCTGAATTTCTTTGCGCTGTCTCGTCATTTTCAATCCTCCTCTGCCTGGATAATAGCCAGAACAGCAATTCCGTTTACCAATATTGCTACCAGGTTCCCGGCTTTCATTCCGTTTCCCAGGCCCACTATAAAATTGATAAACAATAACGCCTGTAAAGTTCTTCTGATTTTTCGCATTGCCTCGAACCTCCTTTTATGATAGACTTAACAGCTGAGGGGCGGTGTTGCTGCCCTCTCAACCGTTAAGGAACTGTTTGTCAGTTACTTAGAAAACCATGTGATAACCGCCGTAACTATTGCTAAGAGCATTGTTACTATGGTGGCAACGATAGCGGCCAAACTTTCGTACCATTGTGTTTTCAAAAGTCTCTGTTCAAGCAGTTCTTTTTCTTTCTGCTTCTTCTTTTTCTTTTTACCCATCTGGCGTCCCCTTTCTCTGGATTTAATCAAATGGTTTTGTTTGATTATGTATATATTATAACTCGCAACTGCGTATTTGTCAATAGTTTTACTTCTCAGATACGAGATATTTTCAAATTATTTTCGCATCCGTGAGCCTTCCATGTGTTTGGGATTTTCGATTGATTTTAAGATATGATTTTTGAAAACAGCCTATTTAAGCCATTTCTTGAATTTCCTTGTTAGATTTCTTGTTAGATTTCTTACATTGTTTCTTACCGGATTTCTTGTAGATTTCTTTACTAGAGATAGAGATAGAGAAAGAGATAGATATAGAGTTAAAGATAGATATAGAGAAAGAGATAGAATAGCAGCCTTTCAGCCTGCTCCGCAACTCGTATTTGCGAATTTATCCACTATTCTCTGTGGATAATGTGTATAAAACTTCACACTGCACTTGTTATTATCTGCCAGTTTGACTTATGGTTCTATAAACTCATACACGCTTCAATACCGGGCTTTTCATTTTAGGCATAGAGTAGGTAGGAAAAACCTCTATCGTTGCTCAGGAACATTTCGTAAAAATGCCCGGTCTTATTTTGTATATTGATTTTTTCTGCTTTCTTGTTCCGCATTTTTACAATAAAAAACCGCCCCAGCCATTATGACCAGGGCGATCTCTTTACATTTCTGCGTTGATAAAATCCTTACAATCCAGTTCCCGGTATGCTCTTTCAAATACCTCTTTCGGAGACCATGAAACATACCCATCCGGATATACGATTTTATATCCAGGCTTTCCGTTCTTGACTTCCGGCTCTGCCTTAACAATTTTCACACCGATATAGTTTTTCATACCCTCTTGTCCCTACGCTTTCTGCAGAATTGAAGGCTCGGCCCATCCGACACGGGTACCGCCCTTCGTTGCCGCAAGGCCTATGTAATGCTTGTAGGTCTTGGAGTCTACCAGCCCTACCACATACATTGTCGCTCCGTTCTTCTTGGCTGTTCCGCCTGTTCCGTTACCATTGCCATAGATGGTTCCGGTTACTTTTACCTTATCACCAACCGCAAAGGATGATGATGTGCTTGCTGATGCTCCGGAAATATCTGCAGCGTCAACCCAGCCATATACCGTAGAACCACCTCCGCTTTCGGCTACCAGGTGGTACGGATGCTTGCCCTTTGCGTAAACAGATGTCACCTTTGCCTTGCCTGGCTTGCAGGTCTTAGGAGTGGTGGCGTCTGCGCTGGTGTAATGCTTTGTGCCTGTGAAATTGACCACCGTACCGACTGCCAAAGTTCCGGATGCTCCTGCATTGGAAGAACCGCTGCCGATGTTTGCTCCATTGGAAAGAACAATGGCTGTATGACCATTTGCAAGAAGAATATCTCCCCTTTTGAGGTTTGCACTTGATGCGATATGTCCGCTGTCAGTGTAGATGTCAAACTTTCCTGTTGCTGACAATGCGCTCTTCTCATTTCCGGTGTAGATATCCTTGCTGACTCCGATTCCGGCGGCATTAACGCACACCGCAACCAAGGCGCTGCAGTCTGTCTCGCAGGCTGTTTTGATTTTGCTCAAATCCCATCCGCAAGCCTTAGCCTGCGTAAACAAGGTTGTTCTCTGCCCCTGGTCGTATCCGATCTTGTCATTTGCGCAGGCCTGCTCCATTGCCTTTGCAATTTTCTCTGCAACAGAACTGTCCTTTGGTCTTATTACACAAATCCACGGTTTGCTGTACCAGTCCCTCGTGCAGACTTCCTTCCCGGTCTGATCACCGGCTGCTCCGCCGCTTGCTTTTCCATTTTCATCAATGCTTGCGTGTCCAATTCTTACTGTCATAGTTATTCCTCCTTCTCTGTTTCCGGAACCTCTCCTACTGCGTCAATTACGATTCCGGAATTTTCCTCGATTTTCATTTGCTTAACTGCCGCCTCTATCAGAACATCCAACTGCTCGTCAGATAACGAAATATTCTTTGCAGTCAGAATCTCTTTCAAAAACTCTGTGACAATGGCTTTCCTTTCCGTTCCTGTTTTGGAAGAGTAAACCTGCTGTGCTTTCAGAACGGCGTTTTTTGCCCATGATGCAATCACTTCTACCTTGTCTGCATCCAGTCTTGTCTTGATCCATGGCACGAGATATCTCGCTACCACAAGCACAACAACCATAATTACCAATTTTAATGCTTCAAAAACAATGTCACTCATTCTCATTTACCTCGCTTTCTTCTGCTGATTTTTCAGACTCTTTATCTTCTTTTTCCCACTGATGCTCCCGCTTTCGCTCCTTTGTGGTTTTTATCCATCCGCATATACCGCATTCTCCAATCGTGGCCGTAACCACTGCGCAGGCGTATGTTTCCGGAATACTTCCCATGTCTCGGAAAATCTGGAGCATCTGCCAGTTAAACCAAACAAAAAAGGCACCCACTAAAATCAAAATGAAATTTAGGGTACCTATCCGGTTTATCCAGTCTTTGATTTTTCTCCAAGGGTGGACCTCTCGCTTTTTTGTTTTCATGCAACACATTACCTCCTTACACCAGGAATGAATTTTCGGCTTTGCACTTTTCCCAGGTCTGTTTTACATTTTTGATGGCAGAAACGGCTTTGCTGTTTTCGTAGTTCTGATGTGTCTTGCAGTAACGCTCGTAATAGTCCACATCTTCCATAATCTGATTGAAATGCTCTTCTGTGTGTCTTACCTTGTGCCGGATTTCATCATCAAATCTAAGGATGCGGTATCTGCGTGTATTTGCTTTCTCTTCATCCAGATTGTCCAGGACCTCCCCATTCAAGGCCTTGCCGATTGCTCTTGCAATCTTTGACCATGGATTGACCTTCACTGGCGCTATCTGAACAACTGTAAGAACAATAAACAATAAACCGCCCCCACCTGTTACGAGTTCGTACAGGCTCAATTCGTTCTACCTCCTTTCTACAACAGAGGATGCCAGTTCTCGAAAATCTGCTAAGATGTCAGAGGCATCCAGGTTGTGTTCTCGCATAATTTCCTTTAAGACCAAAGAAAATATGGCATCCGCCTCCGGGTACATTCCCGGCTGGTACGAATGCCATATCAAATGGTTGTGCAGGTTCAGCACGCACATTTCTGTTTCTTCGGTCATTTCCGGATGAAGGATTTCTGCAGTTCTTTCCAATCTGTCATAATCATAGTACACAGAGTACGGGATCACTCAGACTTCTCCTCCTGCTCTTTCAAGGCCTTCTCAACGGCACTCCGCCATTTCTCCGGAACCTCGCTGAGCGTAATTTTTTTCAATCTGATCTGCGTCACATAGAATTTAACCATTGATAATCACCTCCGCCAATTCCATAATTGCATCCTCGACAGCCTCTACCCTTTCAAGTAGTGTAGGCTCTCCTGCCTCCTCTGCCGCCTGGTCTGTTGCCTCTTCTTCTGTAGCTCCGTCTGCAAGCGCCCAGAAGTAATCGAACTGGTCCGTTACTTCTTTCTTGGTAATGGAGCCTTTGTGTCTGTACTGCTTTTCCTCGCACTCCCACACTGTTACCGGTTCGCCATCTTCCTCCATCGGCTCCTGCGTTGTTTTCTTGATGCTCTTGCGCAGGATGATGTCGGTACCGTTTTTTACTGCGAACACATCAACTTTCTGTGGCTGCGATAAGTAACATTCTTTGCTCATATTTGATATACTCCTTCCTGCCGTGTATGGATACGCTCCTTGCGGCAATTTTTAACAAATCTTTGATGTTGTAACGGTCTGAAAACGATACGCTGTCGCTGTACTTGATCCAGCCCTTATAAGCCATAAGCCTGCAGGCTCTCCACCATGGGATATAGCCAAATTTCTCCAGGTCTCTTGCGGCTCTTAGGAACTGTCTCCGGATTCTCCGGAATACCCTGCCTCTGATAATCGTATAGGTTCTGTAAACCACATATCCCATCATATCAACTCCAGAGGTTCGTTTCCTGCTGCCTTTCATTCTCTTTTCCTTTACAATCTTCTCTTCCTCGTATGAGGAAACATGATATATCTGCCATACCGGTTTGATGTTTAGCCCCAGCGTGGATTTACACCACTTCGTAGCCTTCTTCATGGCCTTTGTCAGTTCTGAGAAATACCCGTATATAGAAAAATCGTCCGCATAGCAGACGATAGCACGCACAAGTTTGTGGCTCTTTCCTCTCCGGATATATTTCTGTTCCATAAGATAGCGCAGGACATAGCTCATTACATAGTTAAACAGCCAAGCCGGGAGATATCCGCCTATACAAAGGTGTTCTCCTGGATAATTGGCCATCAGCGCCTCCAGAAACCATAGCAGGATTTTGTTCTTTCCCACATCCCTTCTCAACAATCCCATCACGCATACCACTGTGACGGAAGGATATGCTTTCTTGACATCGCCCTTTACTACGGATAATTTGCCAGGGAATTTTCTGCGTAGAAGTCTTTCGATTTTCCTCTTTCCGCCCAACTGCCCTCTCTTCGGAATACTTCCGTTCTGAAATGGCAGCAATTTCGCCTTGAACATAGGCATTAGAGCATCCACCGCCATATACTCCATTACTTGTTGCTCCGGAGATTCCTGGCAGATGTCTCTCATTTTGTGGGTGAGTCCATCTTCTCTCTGTGACTGTCTTATTGGCCGCAAGTTCAACTTCCTGTCCCTGATCCGCTGTGTCATTTCTGCGGCAACGGCATCCATAGCCTTATAGGTTTTGGTCTTATCACCGCTGAGTCTTTCCTGTGCCAATTCACTTTCAGTTATCATTCCGGTATGTTTTAGCAACCTTTTGAAGTCGCTGCGGCTTAGTTTCCCTTCAAAGCACCTGCGGACGGCTGGAATGTTGGTCTCCACTCTTTCAATATTTACCTGTGCCGGTTTGCAATAAGTTTTCAAGTTACTAAGTCTCCTTAATACCAATATTTTCGTGTATATCATTCATCTGGTTACTATCAATGACTTTCGCTTTCGCTACTAGCCACTGCTGGTTTCAAGTAATTTTCGCACATAAGCGAGGGTTATATGGTGCATTGATAAAGATATACACGATATAACCAGTTGAGCCCACGGAACCGTTCCAGTTAGCGTTACCGACAGAATGGTCCGAGTAACGACACGCAACCCCGCCATTGCCACCGCTGCTCAAGCCGCCAAAGCACCAAGCGGCACGGACGCCAGAGGCGGCCGGGTTGCAGTTGAAGCCGGTCCTGTGGACACCATATAACCCTATTAACTTTTATAAAAACTAATAAAGGGGCTTACTGCCCCTCTTGTACTCCGTACAATTCACCCCGCTTTAACCATCCAAACCAGGTGAGCCCACGGAA